ATGATCACCTGACCTGGATTCGGGTGCCGCCTGCGGGTAAAGTGGGCTTCGTTCCCGCACAGACAGATGGCGGTCAACTTGGTCACCTTGTCGGCCAGAGCAATGACATTCAGTATCTCTCCGAAGGGCTTGCGAGTGCAGTCACCCGACAGTCCGACCACGTAGACTGCCTTGTGCCACGCATCCACGGCATCCCGAACAAAGTAGTACAGTCCACCGAAGAACTGGGCCTCGTCAATGACCACTACGTCGCATCCCACCATCATCTCGGGCGTCACGGCATTCAGTGTGTGGGTTGTGAAGCAGGGGAGCGAATCCCCGTCATGCGTTGTGATTTCGGGGGTCGCCCCATACCGAGTATCACACGCAGGTTTGATGACCAGCACTCGCTGACCAAGCGCAGTATGTTTACGAATTGCGGACAGAGCGTAGGATGACTTGCCTGCGAACATGGGGCCAATCACTACTTCAACGGACATGTATACTTACCGGCGCCGGCGTGTATGCGACTTCTCGCGCATCTCCTGAGCCGCCCACTTCTTGAACGACGGATTGCCCGGGTGGGACTTTTCCTTCAGCTCGTGAGCCGCCCACTTGCGGAACGTCATGCGCTTATCCTTGTGCGACATCTCGCGGGCCTCCTGAGACGCCCACTTCTTGAACAGCATGCGGTGAGTGCGCTTTGAAGAGCAACGGCAGGCCATTTATACGCACCCAACAAAAAAGGGGAATGGACACCGATTCCGCGCTCGCCACGGGTGTCGCATGTTCGGTTGCGATCGTTGCTGTCGTGTGTCTTGTGCACACCTGGTATCGGGCTCGTCAGCGCCGTCCTATGAGCGAGAGCGACGTGTCCGAGCAGAGCGTGTCCGAGCAGAGCGTGTCCGAGCGGAGCGTGTCCGACGCCGACTATGTCTGACGCGCCGATTGTGACGGTTGCCGGCGGACTGAAAGTTAAATCCAAGAACGTTTCCGCTTGTAAACAAAACAACTCCGCGAGTACTGCGGAGCGTCGAGCTGGCACTACACATAACAATGTAGATGGTTATTGGTTCGGTGGGCTTAATTATTGGTTCGGTGGGCTTAAGTTGGTCCGAAGCCATTCTAAGAACATCAGTCAGGGTCATGACTTCAGTTACAACCGAAGATACAACCTGCGGTGAAATCATCACCGCCTTATCATGCAAAAGTTTAACAGCATTCAATACAAGCTTTTTCGATAACCGAGTTGGTCGGACGCTGTCTCGTTCTTGAAGCTTTTTGACATTCTGGCTAATATCCACCAACGCCGCCACCTCGTCGCGCGACGGACATGCATAGAAACCCAGACTCCCGTCGGATTCAAACTGCACAAGTTGAAATCGTCCCTTATACGTACCTTCTTCATACACCCATCTTTTTTTATTAGATCCGATGCACCAGTTTGCTATTTCTTGTGTACACGACATGGTTGTCAGGTTTTGAGTAGCAGTCGGGTCGTAAAAATAGACAATGCGAAAGTTCTCAGGGACTGTCAGTGTTGCAAGCTCGGGATTAACGGCTACAACACTCGGATCTGGAACTCCCCCGTGGCATATAAGCGCGTATTTTGGACCTTTTGGTTCGGGCACGTCGGCGGGCAATGTGCCCATTGCGCGATGCGCCTTCGGCATAACTAATTACTCTCTCCCAACACTTTACTCCATCACCATGTGAGGCACGATGTGCATGGCCTCCAACTCCTGCATCCACAACTTCATCGCATACGGAATCGTCTTCTGCACGAAATCCGTCTTGTTGCCGCAGGAACCGCAGGAGTAGATGCCCTCCTGTGGATTGACCACCGCCAGTGTGCCGCACGTCTTACAGATGCCCGTCAGGAACGGGTCGGATACATCCATCAGACGCTCCTTTGTGAAGACGGACGCACCGTGTGAGATCATGCAGTCGCGCTCCATCTCTCCCACACGCAACCCGCCATCCCGTGCCCTGCCCTCGCACGGCTGGCGAGTCAGTGATACAATCGGACCACGAGCCCGAGAGTGCTGCTTGTCAATGACCATGTGCTTCAGGCGCTGGTAGAAGGTGGGACCCATGAAGATATCCGCCTGCATCATCTCGCCCGTCTGTCCGTTATACAGAATCTCGTTGCCATACGGATGCATGCCCATCTCCACCATGTGGGCCCGCAAGTCCTCCACCTTCATGTGGTCGTAGGGCGTGCCGTCACCCAGGGTTCCCTTGCGCACACAAATCTTGCCGAAGATGTTCTCCATCAACTGTGCGATGGTCATGCGGGACGGCACCGCGTGAGGGTTCATGATCAGGTCGGGGCGCAGACCTGCGCCCGTGAACGGCATGTCCTCCTCGTTGAGCAGCATGCCCACCGTTCCCTTCTGTCCGTGGCGGGACGAGAACTTGTCTCCAATCTGCGGGACACGCTCGGAGACTACGCGCACCTTCACGAACGGATACCCATCGGAGTTCTTGTCCTGCCACACGCCGTCGACGCGGCACTCCTCTCCATTCTTGTGGGTCGTGGAGGCATCGCGGAACGCATACCCTGCCGTGTCGTGACGCAGGTTCACCACCTTGCCAATCACCACATCATTCTCCTTGAGCGTCGAGTTCAGGATGGGAATGCCTGACTCGTGAATGGCTGCGTAGCTGGAGGTCTTGAACTTGCGCGTCGCATGCTTCTGTGGACGCATGAACTTCTCCTCGCGACCCGACGTCACGTTGCGGTGCTCCTCGTCCTTGTACAGCGTGTAGTACAGACCGCGAAACAGACCGCGGTTCACGGCTGTGCGGTTCATGATGATGGAATCCTCCTGATTGTATCCGCCGTAGCAGGCAATAGCAACCACCGCATTCATTCCAAACGGCATCTCGTGCATCTTCAGGATGTTCATGGACCGGGTCTCCACGAGTGGGCGGCTGATGGAGCACAGCACATACGCATTCTTGTCCAGCCGCTTGGCAAAGTTGGTTGCGTAGATGCACATGGACTGCTTGCCCATAGCCGACTGGTAGGTGTTTCGGGGTGACTGGTTGTGGTCGGACAGCGGAATCGTCCCTGCCATGTGACCTACCAGCATAGACGGGTGAATCTCGTGGTGTGAATGCGAGGTCACCTCCTTCTTGGTCAGTGCAATCCGCAGCGTCTCCGTCTCGGACGCATCAATATACTCCATGCATGCCTTGACCCAGTTGTTCCAATCGCCGCGCTCGGACTCAGGTGGCGGCTCGGCACCCACGCGAAACACCGGGCGAACCACGCGCCCTCCATCCGTCTCAATGATGATGGTATTCAACAGCGTATACCACGCAATGGACGTGTGTGGATGAAGACGGAATGAGTGCTTGGCTGCTCGCAGTGCCTTGACCACATCGTGTGGCTTCGTCGTGAACGCTGTGAGAACACCATTGATCGTAATGGATGCACCCGAATACACAACTGCCTTCTTGACCCACGTCACCTCAGGAAGCTCCTCCAGGAAGTGCAGCACCGTATGGCTCGGCACGTGTTGCGTGACCGACGTCAGCAACGACATGGTCTTGACGATACCGACTGAATGACCCTCCGGTGTCTCCACGGGACACATGAACCCCCAGCTCGTTCCGTGAAGCTTGCGGGGTGCCAGCAACTTGCCCGACTTTTCAACCGGTGTCTGAATGCGCCGAAGATGGGACAACGTGGCTGCATAGGACATTCGCGACAGCACCTGGGACACACCCACCTTGGTCGCATTGGACAGCGACGTGGAATTGGATGTGCCAAGACCCTGCACCGCAAAGTTGCCCGTAGCCAGCGCTTGCTTCAGCTTGCCCTCAATGGTGGACAGCTTGAGAATCTTGTAGAGATTGTTGATGTTCAGAATCTCCATGGGAGCGGGCTTGCCGTCTGCCGCCTTCTTCCACGAGTCATTGTTGACCTCCTGAACGAACTCATTGCGCGTATCGTTGCAGACCTTCTGAAACAGCTGGCGGAACAGGTGGGTCAGCAGGGCGCCCGTCGTAACCACGCGCTTGTTCGGGTAGGCATCGCGGTCATCCAGCGGAATGTGCTTGCCATACGTCAGCAGGAGCCGACGAATCATGGACGCCGTCAGCAGGGCACGCCGAGCGTTCAGGACCTCGGGCGTCGTGGTCTCGCCCGCAAAGCGAACGTGGGGCAGATACTCGGTGGTGAGGAGCTGGCGAACGTAGGCGCACTTGTCCTCCTGGTTGGTTCCATACTGCAGATGTCCCGTCAGATACTGCACTGCATCCTGCTGCGTGAAGAGACCCAACTCAGCCACGTCCCGGAACGAAGCGCCCAGCATGTCCACGTGCGAGTCATTCTCGTCGCCCCAGATGAGACGCGCAACCTCGCGGTCGCTGGTCACACCGATTGCGCGGAAGTAGACCATGACGGGAATGTCCTCCCGGAAACGGGGAACGCATGCAACCATCGGGTATCCAAAGCCATTGAACTTGGAGCTCAGCCGAATCTCCAACTTCTTGGGCGGTGTCGTGAACGACTCGTGTAAGGACTTCATCTCCACCGAGTAGAAGTACTTGGACGCCGTCTTCTTGTTCTGAAAGATCATGATGCGGTTGTCGGCAACCTTCTCCTGGCAGAGAATGGTCCGCTCGGAGCCGTGAACCACAAAGTATCCTAGCGGGTCGTGGGAACACTCGCCCAACTCCGTGGTGGTGGCTGGGTAATCCTTGAGCAGGCACAGCGAGGATCCAAGCATCACAGGCAGCTTGCCGAGACTAATACCCTCGAAGACCCGTGCCTCCTCATCGTAGCTGTCCAGCAGGGGTCCCTTGTAGGTGCGTGCCACAAAGCGCACGTCGGCATGCATCTGTGCAGCGTAGGTGTAGTTGCGAATACGGGCTTCGGACGGAAGCATCGGCTTCACACGTCCAGTGGCCTCTTGAAGGCGGGGCTTCAGGTAGGTGACATTCTCAAAGGATAACCGGAGCTCATACTTGTACTTCTTCAGCTTCTCATCTTGCTCGTGCCACACAGTGATGGGCGGTGTCGACTGGACGATTAGGGGCAGCTTGTTGCGAACGAAGTCCTCGAAGGAGTCAATCTGATGGTCGACGAGACGGCGCACACCCTTCTCAAAATAGGCATTGACGGCGTTCCACTCCATACTATGTGCCCTCGGTTCGCTGTAAACGAAATCATCCGTTTTTAAGTAAAGGAGGCATGGATGCCGTAGCAGGCGAAATCAAGCAGGTCTTTGTGAAGGCATCCAAGACCCCAACCGAAGTCCCACCCAAGAAGATTACCAAAAGCCGCCGTGTTCTTCCCAAAGCTAAAGCTGCCAAGAAAACCGCCAAAGCCACAACTCACACAACCTTTCCAATGGGAGTCATGAAGGGCACGCGCCAGACGCGCCGAGCCAAGCTTGAACCCTCCTCCAATCCAAGTGCAAGTCCGCCCCTGAAAAGGAAATCAACCATTCGTGTTCTGACGGATGTTGGACAGCGGAAACAGGAGCAGGTGGCGAGCGACAAGACATCGCGCATGACAGATGATCAGATACGCGCAGACCTTGCAAAGGCAGGGCACCCTGTCAGTCGTAAGGCACCTCGCAAGCTGCTAGAGGAGATTCACATGGCGGCTGGCATGGGTGGGTTTTTGAAGTGAGGATTTCCTTGTAAAGAGTAATGACGGCTGTGTGGGGACCCCTGGGGTGGATGACACTTCATTCCATGGCATCCTTGTATCCCGACGAACCAACCCCGTCTGAAAAGGCGCTGATGCGATCATGGGTACACCTTTTTGCAGGCACGATTACATGCCCCTCATGCCAAGAACACTTTCAGGAGCAACTGAGTGCTTACCAAGCTCGGTTTCCACAGATGTTTGAGTCAAGGGCTTCGTTCCTGCTCTTCACATTCCGGGTTCACAACTCGGTGAATCATCGTCTGAACAAGCCCATCTACACCTCAGTGGCTGCGTGTTTTGAGTTGTTGCAGAACAACGTCAAGACACGAACCGCAGCGCAGTACCGGCAGGCATACTACGCTCATATCACCCGTCACTGGAAGACACTTCAGGACGCAACCGGTATGTCTGCGTTGCGAAAGATTGCAGAGATGAATAAAATTGAAGGCTCCTACGCTGCAGCTCGTTCGGATGAATTCGTAGAACTGATCCCTGAAGGACCGACGTTCTTGGGGCGTATTCAGAAGTTGGCCGAAGAAGGACAGCCAAAGTCAATGATGCCGCCTCCTCCATCGCCTCAGCACAAGATTGGAATCAAGGGAGGACGATTTCAGTTGCGGAGGTAAGCGGACTCGTCGGGTGCCAGGGAACGGAGATGTATGGATCCGTCTCCCACGCAAACCGCTTCATCCATGGATACCGAGTGTCCTTGTCTTCATCATACAACTCGTCCGGATACCGGACTCGCCGCCTCGCTGTCTTGAGCGACGCGACCGGTAGAATACACTGCAGTTGGTTCGTCACATGAAACGGAGGTGTTGGGTGCTCCCACTTCATTTCATGCGGCTTGGGGGAAAAGTCCAGCAGGGTCTGCACCAACGGCGCCTCTGCATAGGGATACACCCAGCACCAGTCGGGAACACGGGACGTGGTGAAGTACTCAAGCGTCCATAGATAGGTCTTCCAAAACGCCTCACATACGGGTTCCCAATTCACCACTCCATCCAGCAACTGCGCCCCGACTCTGGCTTCCAGCGCGTGTCCATCTGGACATCCGAATCCAGGTTTGCGGCGCTCGGTGAGTATCTTGGTTTCCACTGGACCCGCTTGCTCCAAGCTGAACTTTAGTGCACGGGAGTGCCCGTCTTCGCGGAGAGAGTAGAAGGCAAGCGTGGGCATGAAGTCGTTGCCAAAGCAGAGGATGGCCGTTTGAATATAGGCATCCACCCCCATTGGAAGAGCTCCAGCAAGAGCTCGGACGGAGAAGGCATCATCGTCTCGAAGTAGGTAGATATCGCCCAACGAGCGTTGTGCAAGTGCGATGAGAACCAGGTCTGCATCCAACCCGTAGATGGCGATACGTTTGCGTAGACCGGGCTCAAGTCCTCGTAACCACGAAAAAACCTTATGTTCCCCCTCGCCTGGCTCATCTGTTCCTGAGAACGTCAGCTGCGGGAAAGCCAGTCGCAGTTCGCGCAACAGCTCGACCATATATGGAGTCCCGGGCGAGATCTGATGGCGATCAAAGACCCCAGAATGGTCGGGCTTTCGGAACCTGCGATACCGCTGCTGGACAATCTTTGCATAGGGAACCAGTCCGTCAAATGCCACAAAGATGCGTGGACACGTAATCCTTGCGAGGTACTCGCGGAGTCCTCGCACAATGCTTCCCACAGGGTCCATGTCATCAAGGACTGCGTGGATGAAGCAGTTAAAGTCAATGCCGAATGCGTCCGCTTCAAACGTAGTGTAATGCTGTTGAATCTGCCTGTTCTTGCGCAACAAGCTAGCTACGTAGTACGGGATACCCATGGTTTACTTGCAGCACCAACCTGAAACCTTCTGAATCTCGGGAAGCACGATGGGCGCAACCCCCTTCATCTCCTTCTGGGCGAAATCCTTGACTGCCTCCACTGCAGGTGCCTTGCTCTGCGACAGCGTCTCCACTGCGTGAACAATGTGGGGCAAGACCTCATTGACGAAGAAGACCGCAGAACTCTCATCGGCACTTGTGCCCGAACGCAGGGCGATGCTGACAAGCGCCTTCTGCACCGCCCGCAGACGCTGCTCGCCCGTCAGCGTCGTCATGGTGGACACGTGAGCAAAGATCGCCAGCGCCGTCGGCACGGGCTTCTTCCAGTCCATCACATTGTACATGCCCGCAATCTCCTCTGCGACCTTGGACGCGGCATCCACCTGCACAGGACCCGTGGGACCCGTGGGTCCCGTCGGACCCGTCGCACTTACCGGTTCAGGAACAGCTGCTGTGTCGGAGCTCATTTTGTTTCCTCCTTAGATTTCATCTGTAAGCCCTTCCGTGGCACGAGCATGGGGGGCTGAATACGCACGGGCTCAATCATGCCAACAGACGTAGACATGCGCCGTAGGGCAACACGAGGGCGACGACGGGTCTGCTTGTGCTTGCGATGACGGGACCTTGTCTTCGGCATTGTTCTAAAAACGGATTTTAACGTGGCTGAACGTAAATGAGTCGCCCAGCAACTGCCAAAATGTCCTGCCCTGACTGCTCCACCACCCTCATCGTCCACTACAAGCCCAACTGCTCTGCGTGCGAGAAGCACATCTGCCCCAAATGCCACTGGGGAACTCGCTACTTCTGTCCTATTCGCAAGGAGGCCGAGACGGAGTGCGACCGCTACTGCACCCACGTCAAGAAGGTCGGTGATACCATCGTGTGTCGCCAGCATGGGCGCCGCCCGCTTGAAGACCAGCCCATCTGCGGTAAGTATTGCAAGTGCAACAAGCACCGCACCACCTCGGAGTTCTTCCCTGCGCCAGAGTCCGACGAGGAGAGTGTTGCGAATAAGTAAATGTGGGATTACATCCTCCTTGCAGTGGTTCTGTTGGCGATTGCAGCCATGACCTTTCTTCCGAACATTGGGGCACTGACGGGCGGAAAGGTCTTTGACAATGTGCCGGCAAAGTGTGCTTCGTGTCCCAAAAAGGCAGCCCAGGACGCTCTGGACTCCCAATGATTTTCACCTGAAATAGCAAATGAAGCGCGACTATCTTGTCTACGCTGCATTAGCACTGGTTGTGATTGCTGCATACTACAGCCGCGAAGGGTTTGGTCCCTCAACCGACATCAATCTGGGAATGAACCCCGCACCAACGGGCAGGTCTCGTGAACGTGAGACCTGTGGAGACAAGACGCGTGCTGATGTGGGAGAGTGTTCATTGGACTCCCATGGCGGAGAACCGACCTACATGCCGTATTAGAAAGACAGAGGATACTTGCCGAGCGCCGTCGCGACATCGATGGGCGCCTGACGCAGAATCACCTTGCGATTGAAGTACTTTGCGTCAAAGAACTCCTTAACCGCCTCCTCCACGACCTCATGGTCAAAGTCCTTGCAGGAGAACACGTCCAGATACATGGAGTTGTTCTCTTCCACAAAGTGAGCCGTGATGTTGGAGGTCTCGATCAACTGGACCAGTGTGTAGCCCTTCTTGTTCCCGGACCCGAACATGACCACCTGCGGGTTACCGAACGGCACCATGTCAATGCGCTTGACCAGCGAGCGAGCAAAGCCATCAACAACCTTCGGACAGCCAATCATCTTCGGAGAACAACCCGCGGCGTCGAGGATGAGGTGCTTGCCCCAGGTGCGGAGAACGGTGGGTGCCTTGGAGACCAGAGCCATATGACTATACTCTTTGTCTCGTGTGTAAATAATGAAGAACACTGGCGTAAACTCCCTACCGAAGGTTGATGGTCACGTGATGAACCTGACCATCAATCTCGTCGTGCTTGGATTGTTGTATGCAGTGCTCGGATTCTATGTATCCTACGGAATCGGCATGCTCTTTCCCGATTTCACCGATGAGTGGAAGAAGGAGCCGAAATGGATTCAGCTTGGAGATGTGATCGCCGAGGTGTCCCTACTGGTCATTGCAGCGTTCTGGGTGACCTACATGGTTCGCTTTGTGATTCCGGTGGTTCCGTTGAAACCTGCCCTTGAACACTACGTGGAGCAGTATGCGGGTAATTTCATGTTCCTGTATGCCATCTTCATCTTCTTTGATGACCTTGGCAAGAAGTTCATCTACGTGTTTGAGGGCGAACCCAAACCTACTTCGTAACCTTTAGGACTGCAGATGCAGCATCACGCGCGACCTTGACGGCCTTCTTCAGCGTGCTGCCAATGCCACCGCCCATCATGGCTCCAACCGGTGCAGGTGCGGGCTTGGAGACGACAAAGGCGAAGTAGGGATAGTAGAGCGGTGCGAACAGGAACGCGAGGAATGCCCACAGGCCCGAGCCCGTCTGGTCATATGCAATCTTCGCCGCGCCAAACCAGTAGGCAAAGACGTAAAGGATCAACAGCAGGACATAGAACGCCACCCACGTCCCAGAGAGCCACGACGGGAGATTGGCTGTTGCCGCGGCAGTGCCAAGAGGTGTTCCAACACTTGTGGTCGTTTGAGTGGTGCCCGGAGGAGCTGTCGCAGGGGTGCTGCTCATTTATATTGGGTCGCGTGAAAATTGTCGCAGCTAGGAGTAAACAACATGTGGGGTAAGCTTCTCTTTCACGCGGTTCTGTTCTATGCGTTCATCCCGGGTGTCCTCGTCCGCCTGCCGCCGGGTGGCTCCACGTTCACGGTGAACGTCACTCACTCCATCCTGTTTGCCGTCCTGTGCGGACTCGTGTGGAAGCTCGTCTTCAAGCGCAAGTAGACACTTCAACTAACTACCCCGGAGCCCCAAACAAATGGGACTCCAACGGTCGTTAAAAACGGAAACGTGCGGCAGAACGGCATAAGACCTTACGCCCACAACGCTACAATGTCTACCACCGACCTCAACATGGCTGCTGCCCGCTACCCCATCAACTACAACGCCCCGTTCTCCGTGCAGCGCCAGCAGGAGCAGAATCGGGCGGACTACCTTCGGGCGCTCGACGACTGTCGGCGCTCGCCTGCCTACCACATCGTCCTCCGTGGAGGCGACCGTTGGGCGTGCCGCTGTGAGCCGTTCATGCCCGACGACACCAAGGGCTGGACAACCATCAGGCGCAAGGTGCGCGCCAAGAAGATGATGTCCAACGAGGAGCTGGATGCCGAGGAGGACACCAGCGCCTGGGATGACATTATCCACCACGGACGCGTGACGTACACGCAGGCTCACGGCTATGAGCACAACGGGTCGCTCTTCGACATTGGCTCTCGGTTCTAGGGAGCGTAGCGTGTTAAAAACGGATTCGTCAAGTCTAAACTACTTTTCCATTCCCCCCGGTACTCTCCTTCTTCTACAATGGCGTTCATCCTCTTCAACCACGAGCACAACAACACCCGCGGCTTCTACACTGCAACCTACAACACCATGAACCAGCACATCTTCTTCTGCAACGAGACCGACTGCTCCAACAAGGTTCCCATGTATCTCGGCAAGTGCGTAGACTGTACCGAGCCACCCGTCACACACTGCGAGGACTGCGGCGCATGGTCCCAAGTGTTCCCTGACAACTGCTGCCACACCTGCCATATGGCGCGTGTGCGCACTGCTCCTGCCGACGGCTGGTGTCCCGAGTGCGACGGCGGCTGCGTGGACTGCGGCAAGGAGTATTCCGTTGGTCTCGCGCTGGACCCGACGCGATGCCCGCGCTGCGTCCTGTCGGCGCAGCATGCCTGCGTGGGCCTGTCGGCGCAGCACCCCTGCACGGGTCGCCGCAACTCCGTGACGTCTCCGATTCCGGAGCCGCCCGCGGTGATTCGCACGCCCACACCCGAGATGTTCACCCGCCCCTGCGGGGTTGAGGGCTGCACCACACGGGCGCTCTACTACAGTGGGCCGCCCGACGATGAGGGCCACCTGATTCTCAGGTGCGAGGAGCACTACGAGCCCCTGCCCGAGTCGCCCATATCCAGCTGCAACGAGTGCGACAGAAGCGAGAGCGGCGAGTATGCCGAGGACTGCACGGCTCCGACGCCCACCAGGTCGCTCGAGGACTCGCGTGCAGCCATCAAGCACATCAAGGAGAAGCTGAAGACTCGCATGACCTTCGCGCAGACGGAGCATTGGGAGCGCCTTCTTACGTTCCGCGAGAAGGAGCTGGCCGAGAACGAGGCTGAGATGTGGGCGGGCTACGACGCCGACGACCTCCGCAAGCTGGACCTCCAGAACCGCCGCGGCTTCTGAGCGGGACCCGAGGACCGGAGGGACGTGGAAACGGAAACAGGCGGGGTATACAAAAACAATTTTCCACTGAGATGGAGCTCCAAGACTGCATTGAGTGCGGCATGTGCCGCGCCTACGTCTACGACACCATCAAGCGTCCACTCTCCATTACGGACGGTGTGGTCTTCGGTCCTCTTCTCAACACCAAGCGCGCAATGCGGCGTGCAATGATCTTCATTCCCGAATTTGTCCGCGCCACCTTTGACGACAAGAACCACGAGCACCTGGCGATTCTGTTCGTGGAGTCAGGGGGTGTGTGCTTGAGCAGGTGCTTCAACCAACACTCGGTCCTACCCATTGGGCGTATGTGGGTCAAGAACCGCCTCAAGGAGATTGGAGACCTTGACCAGATACACTACTTCCACACCTGCGCGTCTCCGCCCCCAGACGCCATCGTGTCCGCCAACTCGGCTCACGGTCTCCGCATTCGCATTCCGCCGTCCAAGTACGACGACCTCTACGACTGAAAACGGAATTCGCCGAGTATACAACAAAACCTTTTACCATGGACGACTGCCCTATCTGCTACGAGAAGGTCGACGACTCTACCGGACACTGCACCCTTTCCTGCAAGCACTCCTTCCACATCGCATGCCTTACCAAGTGGGGTAAGGACAATCCATCCTGTCCCATGTGCCGCAAGGGACTGGGTGCCACAGAGGTCGCGCCTCCGCCAGAACTACTGCATAGGGTCACAATCATCCCAGCTGCGGGCGGGAGCGGGCGCGGTATCTTGTCCGATATCCTCGGCGGCGGAGACATCATTGAGGAGAGGGACATTGCTCTCGTGATGGCTCATACGGAGGCATCCAGAGACGATACGATTCGTTCCCTCCGACGCCACGAAGGGGATATCGTGAACTCCATCATGGAGCTGACGAGCGACCCTCCGCCCCCAGAGGGTCCGCCGCCACCCGAGAACCGCCTCCTCCATATCGGCGAGGGTGTGCGCGTCACAGAGAACGACATTGAGCAGGTGATGGAGGTTGCGCACACCGATCGCGGTATGGCCGTGCGCGCGTTGCGTATGCACAGGGGCGACGCGATGGATGCAATCTCCTGGATCGCCATGCTGCCACCGGTCGTTCATCTCCGCCCTCCGCCGCCACGTGACCCGGTAAGCGAATCATCGGACGAACAGGCGACGGCGTGGTTCATCCAGAAGATGTTTCGCGAGGAAGGAGTGAGCAGGTACCATTGGAACAGCTACTCGGACATGGTCGGTCGCACGAAGACAACGACTCGGAACCGCAATGAATTCTGGATGCACCTCCAGTTCAATGGCTTCGAAAACGAGGGCGGATATGAATCTGCGTAGACAACAATACTGGAGGCGATGAGCCAGGCAACCTATCAGCAACAACTCAAGTTCTCAGTCGTGGTCGTGTCAACCAAGATTGAGGACATGTTAAAAAAGGGCGAGACCCACCTTTTCTATTCGGACATTGACGGCGGCGACCGCCAGTACCGCCCATGTGTGCTCCACAAGCACGTATTCGATGTCGTCTGGGCCCTGCAACGCAAGTACAAGGGGCAGGTGGTTGTCAGTCGCACCCCTGGAGGAATTGTCGTAGACAAGATATAAATGGACCTCAACGTGATTATCCCGATGATTCTGTTCGTGCTGCTGACTCCGGGCGTGATTGTGGCGCTGCCGCCTGGGTCGTCCCTTCAGGTGCAGGCCGTGACCCACGCGCTCGTGTTCGGTGCCGTCTACTGGGGTCTGCGCAAGACGTTCCCGCAGTACTATTAACCCTGACTCAACACATGGTTCACCGCAGGGTGCGCCGCTACACCTGCAATCTCAATCCATGCAAAATGCTCCTGAAACGCTCGCTCGTTTGAGGACAAAGCAAACGTCGGATAACACGCCTTCAACGTCTGGAATGCCTCCGCCTCTACGTGGGCATTCTGGTTACGCAGAAACATGATGATTTGCTCCAGCTTGGCCTTGCGCTCGGCGATGGTCAGCTTCTTGAAATTGACGACAAAGGTCTCCATTACTTAAACTTTACCATGGCGTTTCTACGTAGATACCATTGAGTCGGCAGACCCATCATGCGACGGAACGAGTACTCTGTGTATCGCGAGATTCCTTCGGGCGACAACTCCTTCTTGATGGCAGCCATCAAGGTTGGATTGCGCTGCATGCACTCCTTCTTCGTGTAGGTCTTCAGCTCCTTAATCAACACCTCAATCTCCTTGTACTTTTCTGCAACCCCGAATCCGTCATTCTCCTTCACGAAGGCCTCAATCTGCTTTCGTGCCGCCGTACGTACCTTGCAGTACTCCCTGGACTTGCGGTTGATGAGCGCGCGGATGCGACGGACCTCGCGGTCCTGCTTGAAGGCAAGAATGGCTTGTGCGCACAAGCCTGCCTCTTCCAGCGCGACCTCGGGAGTCCGATGGCGGTTGCACTGAATGCAGTCATAGTCCGTGCGGCGCATGTAGCTGATAATGCAACGAGAATGGAACGCGTGACCGCACTCCAGTTTCAGGCAGGTTGCAGTAGACTCCTGCTCGTCCTCAAACTCTTCCATGTCCATCTCGTCTTGACATACGAGACACGTAGGCATTTTGAGTGTTTTACTTAAGTGAGTGTAAATGGGCAGTTGGTTCAGTAGCGATCAACCCATGTTTACCATCGGGTTCAAGACCATACGGAGAAGCAAGATGAAGGCTATCAAGACCTACCAAGATGCGATACGGCTCATGGGAATAGAGTGCAAGGACGACGACAACGTCCTGGTTGTTCGCGGGGAGCTGCGAGTTCTGACCCCGGTGTACGAGACCTTTCAGATTGTGGATGAGCTCATCTTCAGAGGAGTGGACATTCCTATCCGACGACTGTATGGACGGCAGTAGTCAAGACCTCGTTACGCGCCTCGTAGAACTTGAGCAGGGGTTCAAAGTGAATGTCCGACAGAATCAGAAATCCACCGATGGATACGATGATGCCGTCTTCCCAGTTGATGCCCTTTGGGCGCCAGAGCCAGAAGTACAAGCCAAGGAACAGACCTAGCGATATCTTGAAGATGGTGTCCACCACTGCAAACAAGGGGCTCTCTGCGACCTTGAAACCAAGACCCAGTAAGACAATCTGTGCCAGAACAATGAGCTTCAAGACGAAGAAGTATATCTGGTATGCTTTCATTGTGTTACCCCTAGAAAACGGATTTGGGAGACCCGAGTCAAGGAAGAGTGCCACCATGACGACCCTCTACATTCTTGAACTCACCTGCGGCAAGTGGCTGGTCGGCGAGACCAAGGACTTGGACCACACCTACACCTACTACGAGATTGGCTTCGGAACGCAATGGGTGCGCACCTACGCCCCGCTGCGTATCGCCGAATCCCGCCCGCTGACGGGACCGACGGACGTGCGCGACACGACACTGGCTCTCATGAAGAAGCACGGCATAGACGCCGTGCGATGGTACGACTTTGACGACATGCGAATCCCAGACGAGGAGGAGCAGGCCATTCGCTTTCTCCTCCACGCGCCTGCCGACGCGTGTGTGAAGTGCCACGCCACCGGACACAAGGTGGCGGACTGCACCCAGCCGCAGAACATCACCTGGGCCTGCCAGTGGTGCGTGTCGGACTACCCCAACCGCTACGCGTGCGAACAGCACGAGAAGGGGTGCCGACCACCCAAGCCCGAGCCCGTCGCAAAGGGCTGGTGTGGACGCTGTGGTCGTAAGGGACATATGGCAGCCAGGTGTTACGAGACCAAGCACACCGAGGGGTGGTGGATCCGCTAAAAACGGATTCGTGTGCGGGAGGAGCAAGGGTTATCTCCTGCTGAAATGTCCTGCTGCTGCTCTCGCTCTTCTTCTGCCCCTGCCAAGATGTCTTCCGCCCCTTCCTTCTCCGAGTGCGACTGGTGCGGCACCAGCTTCGACGAGCAGGTCGCATACCTGCTC